ATCATTAAACAATATCTTCCCATAATGAATAAACTTATAAACAAATATTTATCATCAATGGAACTTTTTTGTTAATTTTAATATTGATGAAAATTTTAATGAAACTATCAAGAGTCGGTTCCGTGATGAATTTTCTTATGCAAATTTTTCCGAAGGTGAAAAAATGCGTATCGATTTGGCATTGTTGTTTACTTGGCGACAGATTGCAAAGATGAAAAATAGTACAAACACAAATCTTTTAATATTGGATGAGGTTTTTGATTCTAGTCTAGATATAGTTGGAACTGAAGAATTTTTAAAACTTATACAAGATATGGGAAAAGACACAAACATATTTGTTATAAGTCATAAAGGAGATCAATTGTTTGATAAATTTCGGTCAGTAATTAAATTTCAGAAAAAAGGAAACTTTTCAAGGATTGCAAAATGAATATTGAAAATACAAATGCTGTTGAAGATGTTGTTTTATATGACACAAGTGAAGTCAGTAGTATAACAAAGGTAAAAAAAGATTCTGTAAAAACTTTTAAGATTGTTTCTCCAGATTCGGCTATATTACACACTAAACTTAAAGAGTTTGATTTCAATAATCCTCCAGTGAATCCAAATGAATTTGCATCATCTTTGGTTGAGACATGTAAAGAAAATAATGGATTGGGACTTTCAGCCAATCAATGTGGGTTTCCATATAGAGTATTTGTTATAGGGATCCGGAGATGAATTCATTTCTTGTTTCAATCCAAAAATCCTATCATATGAGGGTGAGGCACATATACCGGAAGGTTGTTTATCTTTTCCACTTCTAATGTTGAGAATTACCAGACCCAAAAAAGTTATGGTGGAATACCAAGATTGGAACGGAGAAAAACACACAGCAACTTTTGATGGTATAACCGCAAGAACTTTCCTGCATGAGCTTGACCATATGGAAGGAATAGTGTATACTAGCAGGGTAAAGCCATTAGCTTTACAGTCTGGTATTAAAAAACTAGAGAAAATTAAACGCAAATATTTTAATGCGGAAATGAAAAAATTTATTATTGATGGCAACGAAAAAACAAATACCTGATATTGATGAACAATGGAGACTCTGGCAAATAGAAAATGAACCAGAGAGATTCGAACACATAGACACGGAACAACTAAAACAAGATTTGATTGCAGATTTGACGGTCAAATCTCAAATGGATGTTCGTGAATATACTTTATACCAAAAGTGGTGTGAAGTGCATGAAAAATATCCCACCAGGATCATGTCCACACTGTTTGGTGATGAGTGTCAAATGGTTGACAAGGACCAGGAAGATGTGATTCGTGATATGAAATCTAATATTTGGATGCCAAAAGATCCTGACGATTATGCTAAATTGAAACCAAAAATGGTTCTTTCGAATGGTCCTTTGGCAGACAAATGGAATACGTTGCGTACATTTTCTTCTACAATGAAGAATAATTCGAACATTGGTCGTAATTTATATTACACGGTTATTGATGAGATAACTGAAAAATTTTTGGGTGTTGTTTGTATTTCATCAGATTTTTTGGACTTAACTCCAAGAGACAAATACATTGGTTGGCCTAAAGACATCAAAACAACAGGCAACATGATTAATCACACAGCAATTGGTTCTACAATTGTTCCTTTACAACCACTCGGATTCAATTACATGGGTGGTAAATTGTTGGCCTTATTGTGTTTATCTGACACAGTTCAAAATGATTGGAGAAATCAATATGGAGATGTTCTTGTTGGCGTTACTACTACTAGTTTATATGGTAACACAAAATCAAACGGTCTTTCACAGTATGATGGATTGGAACACTGGAACAAAATGGGTTTTAGTTCTGGTTCAGTTGCTTTCGATCCCAATAGAGATATACTTAATCGCATCTATGATTGGGTAAAAGAAAATCACACACGACACTATTTTGAATGGTGGGAAGCCAAAAAACCCAATGGTTTACCATACAAGCGTGACCATAAAAACCGAACTTTACATTTTGCATACAGTAAAATGAAAATACCAAAAGATTTGGTAAAATGTGCTCACCAAAGGGGAATTTATTTTTCTCCACTATATAATAATACATGCGAATTTTTACGCAAAGAAATTACGGCAGATAATCTGGTAAAGATCCTTCGATACCAGTGAAGAAACTTTGGCAAACATTTGGAAAACAAAGTATGCCAAAGGCCGTATTTCCATGTTGAAGAAAAAGAACAATGTATCATATGAATCACTATTCTATGATGATCTTATCTTCAAATCATGGGAAGAAACCAAGGCGTTATATTTACCACAAGTAGGTAGATAAAACGCTTGACAAAGATACTATATAATAGTATAATGTGAATTCTTGCAAAAGCAAGGTTATTTTATTAACTTATCATTAGGAGTTTGATATGAAATTGTCAGCTAAACAACGAATCCTTAATTTCTTGGCTAAGAAACAAGGATATAACACTTTGTCCGTAGCACAGGCTCGTGCTCGTTTTGGAATTCAAAACGTTACTGCTCGTATTGACGAACTCCGTCAAGACGGTCATTGCATCTACACAAACACCAAGCGCCGTGCTGACGGTAGCAAGGTTAATGTATATCGCCTAGGCACACCAACCAAATCTATGGTTCGTGCTGCTATCAAAGCTGGTTATAGCTTTTCTGCCTAATTGTAGGCTATTTGGGAGTGCCATCACTGGCTCTCCCTTTTTTTTCGTTTTGGAGAGAATATGGAAATTAAAATTTCAAAAGAACAATTATCCAAAAAAAGTATTTTTGTAGCCACACCAATGTATGGTGGCATGAACCATGGACTATATGCAAAAGCTTGTTTAGATTTGCAAGCACTTTGTTTAAACTATGGAGTACAAGTTAAATTTTCATTTCTTTTCAATGAATCTTTAATTACAAGAGCAAGAAACTATCTTGTTGATGAATTTTTGAATCGTTCAGACTGCACACACCTTTTGTTTATTGATTCTGATATTCATTTTAATCCACAGGATGTACTAGCCCTTTTGGCTTTAGACAAAGACGTTATCGGTGGTCCTTATCCAAAGAAAGCTATCAAATGGCGTGCAGTAAAACGTGCCATGGAAAAAAATCCAGATATTGATGTTGGAGTTTTGGAAAAAGTTACCGGTGATTATGTTTTTAATCCTGTTCGTGGAACAGAAAGATTTTCTGTTACAGATCCATTAGAAGTTTTGGAAATTGGCACTGGATTCATGTTGGTTAAACGAGAAGTTTTCCCTATCATGCAAGAAAAGTTATCCTCAACTTCGTTATCGTCCGGATCATGTTGGCCAAGCACACTTTGATGGATCAAGATATATTCATGCTTTCTTCGACACAATTATTGATACAGCCGATTCTGCTACTGGCGGCGGCACTGATAGATATTTGTCTGAAGATTATATGTTTTGCCAATTGTGGAGAAAGACTGGTGGATCAATTTGGTTATGTCCATGGATGAGGACTGATCATATTGGAACATACCATTTCAAAGGTGATATGCCAGCCGTGGCAAATTTTGTTGGAGAGATGTAATGTTTTTTGGTGATCTCGGTGATATGGGAAGAAAGTATGACGATGACAAATTGGAATACGGTTTATTGCCTCCTCTAGCACTAGAAGAAACGGTAAAAGTTTTAACTTTTGGTGCTAAAAAGTATGAACGTGATAACTGGAAACAGGTACCGGATTCTAAACGCAGATACTTTGACGCATTACAAAGACACATTTGGGCCTGGAAAAAAGGCGAACAAATGGACGAGGAATCCGGTTTACATCATTTAGCACACGCAATGTGTTGCTTGATGTTTTTGTATGAACATGATATAATGTATTCTATCAATGATGATGAGGATATTAATCCTGAAAATGAAATTATACACATATATTCAACCAATTGATGGAGAAGTGAATGAAACTATCGAATGAACCCCTATCAGTATTAAAGAACTTTGCTGGAATTAATTCCGGTATTGTGTTTAAAAAAGGAAATAAAATTTCCACCATTTCATCCACAAAAACTGTGTTGGCAAAAGCCACACTCAAGGATGATTTTCCACAAGATTTTTGCATTTATGATTTGAATCAATTCTTGTCTGTACATTCTCTAGGAAAAGATACAGAATTGGATTTTGATTCACAAAATGTAATCTTCAAATCTGGTCGTTCAAAAACAAAATATCGTATGACAGCAAAAAATATGATTGTTTCTCCTCCCGAGAAAGAACTACGATTGCCATCTGTCGATGCTTCATTTAGAATGACGCAAGAAGATTTGGCACAGGCTTTAAAGAATGCTTCTGTATTACAATCACCAAATTTGGCTTTTGAATCTGACGGCACAAAAATTTCTGTAACTGTGTTCAATGCAAAGGATGATTCTGCACACACAAATACAATTGAAATTGGCGATTCACCAAACGAAACAAAATTCAAAGCGGTTTTCTTGGTCGAAAATTTTAAAATGATTTCTGACACATATGATGTTGAAATTTCTTCGGCTGGTCTATCATCATTCAAAAATGAATCTGGTGAAATGCAATATTTTATTGCAATTGAAGCTAAAGATTCTAAATTCGGAATTTAATATGTTATTGTATTTTACTGATGCAATTAACAATAAAAGTGTTGCCATAAATCCTGATCATATTATTGCTGTATTTGTTGGACCTGAAGATACTGATCTTGCAGGAAAAACAGTTATCAATATTCCTTCAGGAACACTTGCTGTTGTTGAAGATTTTTTGAGTGTTGTTGGTAGAATTAATGGAGAATTAAAATGACAAAAGTAAACACACTATTTGGTTCATTCGATGATGAACAATTAAAAAAACTAAAAGGTTATGTTGATGAGATTAGTTTTTCATTTAAACAAAAATAAAGAACACACCGAAGCAATCAAAGATATTATTGATATTGCAAATGATGAATTGAAGTTGCCAAAGAAAATTATTAAGAGAATGGGTAAAAACACAATTCAAAAATTCTTTTCAGTCTGAAGTTGCCGAATCAAAAGAATTTGAAGCCTTATTTGAATCCATGCAGGATATCAAATAAAAATTAATTATATTATGGAGTATTTGAATGAGCGAACATATTTTGTGGGTGGAGAAGTATCGTCCACATAAAATTGAAGATTGTATTCTTCCTGATGTATTGAAATCGACATTTCAGGAATATGTAAATCGCAAAGAAATTCCCAATCTACTTTTTGCAGGTTCTGCCGGTGTTGGTAAAACGACCGTGGCAAGAGCTCTCTGTGAAGAAGTTGGTTGTGATTATATTATTATTAACGGATCAGAAGAAAACGGAGTTGATACTATCCGTGTTAAGATTCGTAACTATGCTTCGGCCATGTCACTCATGGGTGGTCGTAAAGTCATCATTCTTGATGAGGCGGATTATCTAACACCCCCAGCACAAGCAATCCTTCGTGCTAGTATTGAAGAATTTTCTAATAACTGTTCGTTTATCTTTACCTGCAATTTCAAAAACAGGATTATTGATCCAATTCATTCTCGTTGTACTGTCATCGACTTTAAACCAAATGGTTCCAAAGCTAAAATGGCCAGTCAATTTTTCAAACGTGTTGAAAATATTCTTGAAACTGAGAATGTCGAATATGATAAAGAGGTTGTTGCAGCCGTTATCACCAAACATTTTCCTGACAATCGTAGAATTCTAAATGAATTGCAACGATATGGTGTTAGTGGTAAAATTGATCGTGGTATTCTTGCGGCAGTTTCTGATGTTAAAATGGCGGAATTAATTTCCGCATTAAAAGAAAAAGAATTTGCTGATTGTCGTAAATGGGTAACAAACAATTTGGACAATGATCCGACTAGAATTTTTAGGAATATCTATGATGGTCTTTATGAACAATTAAAACCAAATTCTGTTCCTCAGTTGGTTCTGATTCTTGCAAAATACCAATATCAAGCCGCTTTTGTGGCTGACCATGAAATTAACTTGATTGCTTGTTTGACTGAAATTATGGTGGAGTGTGAATTCAAATGATGACAAGAACAGATTTCAAAGCAATATCACAAATCATTCGTGAATATAACGTATCAAAAAAATTTGATGACAACACCTTTTATGAATTTGTAAATAAACTGTGTACACACTTTAAACAAAGCAATATAACTTTTGATAGGTCCGACTTTCTGAGAAGATCAGGTTGGTATAGTGAATAAAATGAGTCCATTCGATTATGTTGACATTATCTTGAAAAAGAAAAAACAGGATGGTGAATTGGATTTTTCAGATTATAAACCTTTCATTGTTAACAGGTCTTTATCCAGTCATCTAGATTGTGTATTATATGCACAAGAAATGAATCTTTGGCCTTCTTTAGATTCGGATATGCAATACCAGTTTTTTCTAAATAGTATCAGACCAATGAAACGGAAGTTTGTTCCGTGGCAAAAGTCAAGAGTGGAAGAGAATATTGATTGCATTAAAACATATTTTGGATATTCCAATCAAAAAGCCAAAGAGGCTTTAAATATTCTTTCTGATGAACAAATCGCTGAAATAAAAATAAAAACAGATAAAGGCGGGGTGAAATGATTGATGTTAAAGACTTAATAGAAATTTCATTAAATGAACAAGACGATTTTTTAAAAATTCGTGAAACATTAACCAGAATTGGTGTCGCATCCAAAAAAGAAAAAACACTATACCAATCATGCCACATATTGCATAAACGTGGTTTGTATTACATAGTTCATTTTAAAGAATTGTTTGCTTTGGATGGAAAACCGACAGACATTACTGAAAATGATTTATCCAGAAGAAACGCTATTGTGAATTTATTGGAGGACTGGGGACTATTAAAAGTGGTAAACAAAGAACAAACCAAAGTACCAGAACCCATTTTTCTTTCACAAATAAAAATAATTTCCCATAAAGAAAAAAATGAATGGCAATTGGTGCCAAAATATAATATTGGGAAAAAATAATAAATAAATGTCCTAGTCCCATCGGGATGGGAACCAGCAGTCCGAGGTCAGGCTGGCTATGAATTCCTCGGGCCAACGCCATATGGGTTGGCAATTTTTAATAACTCGCTTTTTAAGGAGAAAATATGACTTATCTTACTCACTCTTTCAATTTAAATAAATTGAACCCCTTTGTTGTTGGTTTTGATACCGTTTTCAAAGATTTACAGGAAATGGTTGAAAACAAACACATCGGCGGATATCCTCCCTACAACATTCGGCAAATTGATGAAAATAATTATGTTATTGAATTGGCCGTTTCTGGCTTTTCAAAATCTGACATTGATATTACCTTAGAGGGTAATAATCTGATTGTTAAAGGTTCTGTGAAGGAATCAACCATCGAGGAGGGAACTTTCTTACACAAAGGTATTGCCAATAGAAATTTCAACCGCGAATTTAAATTGGCGGATAAAATTGAAATTAAGGATGCCGAATTGACCAACGGTATGTTGAAAATTTGGTTGCAAAATCCTCTGAAAAGTCAAGACCTGATTAAGAAAATTTCAATCAAGGAAAAAAAGGATTAATCTTAAAGATCCTGTAATAAGGGGCTCTTGACAGAGCCCTTTCTTTTTGATATAATGGTGATATCATGAGTAAAAAACAATTTAAAAAAATGAACCAATTTAAAAAGGTTCGTTCTAAATTTAATCCTCTGGATGTATATTATACCGGTTCTGCTTGGGAAACCAAAGAAGTGGAAGGCGTGGAATTTGTTTACGTCATTAAAGATTTTGGTACAAAAGAATCACCAAAATTGATGCGTAAAGATTCTCTAGAATATGTAAGATAAGCGCCTGTAGCTCAGTGGTTAGAGC